ATGTCTCTTAAACCCTCTGTTAATCTTATGTTCTCGTTTAGGTATTTAAACCAACTACCAGTAGAAATGTCCATGTATTTTGCTCCAACATTATAAATAGTTTCCTATTTCCAAAAGAGTTGGATCCCCACAATGATAGCAGAGAGTAACACGCAAAGCATAGTCTTAGTTGTAAACATAGATTCGTTGAGAAAATACCATGTTAAAAAGGGAAAGGTCAAGTACGACATGCCGAAACCTAACATCCGAGCTGCCCACGCTTCGTTGGTTACATCGACTGCCATGCGCGTACCATACCAAAAACACATACTCGCAGGTATTCCATAAATGAGGGCTGCATGAAGAGGTTTGTTCTCCCACCATCCCCACACATAGTGTGAATAGCACTGAAACCATACCATCGTTTGAGCACATGCCATGAGGGCAGCTGCCTTAATTAATTCTAAAGTTTGCAATTATTGCCTCTGCCACGTCTTTTGTACTACGGGTGGGCTGTCCATAATGATTTAAATATTTAATTGGAAAATCTTTGTAGAAAGAAGGGAGTTGTTTATGAAATTTATATATTAAAAGGACTTTTTTGTCCGAGTTTTTAAGGAAGTCGCGTAGCTTCTCGTGATTTATTATGGTTGTTTCAAATCCTGTGGTCTTCCCTTGATCAAAAAGGTTATAACTAAATTTTCCTACTGGAAATAATATATATTCACTCTTTTCGGTCTTTTTTTCGATGCCCTCTAAGCAATCTTCACTATCGTAAAAATTTAAATGAAAATTCTCCACGGTAGGAATTTGAGCCAAGTGACGTAAGGTAAGTGCATTATAGCGATCTGGGTCCAGCTTGCCCGATGATACTAACTTGTCTTCAGAATAAGAATTCAACAAATAGAAGAGGGCTCCGCGGATATACGGATTTTTATAACTTGGCCAGCGCGCTTGTAGATGTTCAAGAAAGGGCGCTGCCTTTCCTAATTTTTGTTGAAGAAATTTAATTGTTTCTATTAAATTAGGTGGGGATTCTTTTAGGCACTCCCAAAACTCATAAATGACATACTTGTTTGTATGAGCTACCACGAACCGATTCATTTGAGCCAAATTAAGTTCTATGTTTCCTCCAAAAAATAAAAAAGTGCTTACGACACTTGCAGGAGGAATAAGCTCAGCGATAACTGAAAAACATTTAAATGAGGCAGGATCCTTGATGGGCGAAATCATAAAAAATAATTCTATTCGGAGGCATTTTGATTTTTAAACTGCTCTATCTTTTTAGTTAACTCGTTCCATTGTGGATGAAGCTCTGGTTTCGGCGTGGTGCCATTCTCAGGCTCTCCTCTTTCTGAGGAAGGGGTGGGGGCCGGAGGGGGAGGAACCTGCAAATTAATAAATCCATTTACAATGTTGGTGGCATCGTTTAATGCATAATCAATAGCCGCCAACTTTTTTCTAGCATTTTCAATATGTTGTAAGGTGTGTAAAGAAAGGACTTCCTTTTCCTCCAAAATAAAGAGAGCCTGCATTTCCTCCGATGCAAGTTCATCCACAAGCTGGGATCCCTTTTTTAACATTCGATGGACCTCCGTTGGTAGTTCTTCCATATCGATAGAATATTGTATATTAACTCTTTGTTCCATTTTAACCTCTTAATAGTTCCTTTGTATTTTTTTTGTTGAGAATGGTCTCAATTATTTCGGGGGCACCTACCACTCTAATTTCAGTTCCTGTGTGGCCTTTGTTGATGACTAATCTCGAAAATCGGTGGTGCGAGTCCAGATTACCGATTAGTCTTCCTTGTTCATTTAGCTTACGTAAACTTGAGTCTTCTCGGATCATGACTACGTGCTCCGGATTCACAAAAATTTCTCGCAGCGCATAATCTTGCTTGGTGGTAACAGTCCCATTACTACACACTTCTGTTAGTTTAATGAGCATCAACATCCTCCATCGGATAGACGCATTTTCTTGCGACAGTTGCCTCTCTGCCGAGCGCATATACCACATAGGTACCAGCTTGGAATGATTGTCCTGCAGGAGTCTCCTTAAGGAATACTCCTACAATGGGCTTCTCGGTCTTGTCAATATAGATATTCTTCTTATCAAACAACAAAACATCTTGTGGTATATAAATTAAGTCTCCTTCTTTCATCATCCTGTCTCCGTTTGTATAATTCCAAAATTCGTGGTGAGTAGGGTACCGGCACAACTCGCAGCATTTTTAATAGCTGCCTTTGTTACTTTTACGGGATCAATAATTCCCTCCCCCATTAAGTCAACCAGTTCTCCGCTTTTAAAGTTCCATCCATAATTAGTTGGTGCCTGTCGAATTTTATCGATAATTAAATCTGGGGCTTCCCCAGAGTTAAGTGCCATTTGGCGGATTGGTTCTTCACATGCTTGCCGTAAGATCATAGCTCCCTTTATCTGCTCTGTTGTATTTTCTGTTCCCGGCGTAACAATTGTTATCTGCCCCGAAGCTCGTAGAAGGGCGGTGCCACCACCGGGGACGACCCCTTCTTCTTGGGCTGATTTTACCGCTTCTAAAGCATCTTCAATTCGGTGCTTTTTCTCCGTCATTTCCACTTCCGTCGATCCTCCTACACGCACGACTGCTACTCCTGAACCAAGTCGTGTAATGCGATCTTGGATTTTTTCGCATTCCGAAAGCGCGCTAGTTTGTTCTATTTGAGCCTTAAGGGCGATAATTCGCTCTTCCATTCTTTCAAAATCACAGGTTCCTCCTACAATTGTAGTTTGATGCTTGGTACTTTCTACAAATTTGGCTGAGCCTAGGTGCTTTAATTGAGTGTCCTTTAGTTGTATCCCTCCTTGGCGCGAAATAAAAGTTGCGCCGGTAGAAAGGGCCATATCTTCTAGCGTGTCGCGGCGTTCCTCGCCATAAGCAGGTGCCTTGATAGCTGCAATGCGTAGTGTTCCACGGATCGCATTCATAATTATAGCGGCCAATGCTTGCCCTTCTATATCTTCTGCCACCACAACGAGTGGGCGGCCTTCCCGGGCCACCATTTCTAGAATGGGCAGAATTTGATCTACGGTAGAAATTTTATAATCAGTAATGAGGAAAAAGGGTTCCTCGTAATACATCATGGCTCGTCGCTCATCCGTTATAAATGCGCCGGCGCAATACCCTGAATTAAATTTAAAACCCTCAACAATATCGATAGAAGTTTCAAGCGAACGTGATTCCTCGATAGTAATAGCTCCATCTTGCCCCACCCGATCCACTGCCATTGCAATGAGATCCCCAATGATGCGGTCGTTGTTGGCGGCAATCGTGGCAACGTGTCTAATATCCTCCAATGAGGTAACCTGTATCGCCATATCTGATAGGTTATTCAGTATTTCCTTAAGGGCCAAATTAATTCCGCGTTGAATTTCGATGGGGGAGACGCCGGCTGCAATGTGTCTCTGTGCCTCTCTTAGAATAGAGCGCGCTAATATTGTAGCAGTGGTGGTGCCATCCCCAGCAGTGTTGTTGGTTTCGATAGCTGCTTGCTTAATAATTTGGACCGCAGCGTCTTCGAAAGGATCTTCTAGTTCCACAAAATGAGCTACTGTCACCCCATCTTTTGTGATGAAGGGCATTTTTCCTTTCTCTTGTAACAGAACATTTCGGCCGCGTGGACCAAGTGTCGATGCTACGTTATCTGCGAGCTTGTTCGCTCCGTTCATTATCTTTTGTTGTAGTGTTTGGCTGTCATCATATGCTCGGCTCATTCATACCTCGTAGCTCTGTATATATTATAATCACATTTGACCAGAATGTCAAGTTATTTATTGTGCTGCTTCTTTTTCAACTGCTTCTTCTGGAATGACTTTATTAACTTCATCTTTTAAAGTTTTGGCATTCTGGATCGCTTCGCTTCCGGCTGCCTTCACGCCACTAATGAAATAATTGTTGATATTATCCGACAATGCGCCCAATGCATTGAAAATACCAACGATGCTAGCATTTAAAGTTTGGGTATATTCTTCTGCTTTTTGTCTTAAAAGATCAGGACTTAAATCGATTGTGCCTTTATAATACGACCTCGACTTGTCTGTATACACGCCGTGACCAATGGACCATTGGGCCCCCCCGACCTCTTTGCTGCCGTATCCCTTTGTATCCTTTAAAGCTGCGAATACTTGTCGGGTAATTTCATCGGCTCCGCCAAATTCTGCTTTAATTTTTTCATATTGTTCGGGTGAATATAATTTTTTTGCGGCGCCCTTAATTACATCTTCCTCTCCCACCACTTTGGCCATCAAAACCTGATCTTCTGGGTTAAAAGCTGCTTTAATATCGGTCCCGAGTGGAATCTCTTCACCTTCTGGCCCCTTGAATTTTATCCATCCTTTTACTTGGGACGGGATGTCGTATTCTCTTTGCACGGCGCCTCTGCCGGCTCTTATGTCTTTCACCGGAGTTAGGACATAGTCCCAAATATCCACTGATTTGGTTGGCCCAATCAATTCCAAGAAATTTTGGCGCGTTATTATGAATTCATAAAATTTTAGTTTGCCTGTCCATTTGCCAAGTTTGCCTCCTGCTAATTTTGGTGCATCTTTAATAACAATCAGATAGGTTATAGAATCTGATTTGCGCTTTTCTGCAGGATCTAGGAAGAAATCGACAAGGTTTTTATAAGAACCATGAACTACTCCACCTTGACGAAGAACTTTGAGGCTGTATGGAACAATGCCCCATTCTTCACATCCTGGGCCCGACTCATCTTCCTTACATTTCTTTAGTTGAACCCAAAGTTGGTTGTCTTCAATGGGGAGCGTCCCTACTGCTCCTACTTGTGCGGGGTCATCAACTTGAATTGACGTACCCCCAAATAACGCGGCCAAAAAAGCTTCAAAAAGAAAACCACTAACGGAAGCCCCGTAGTCACTAATAATGCTCGCGAAAGTATCTAAGAAAATAAGGTAAGACATGACTTCAGAAATATCGCCCTGGCCCGGTTCTGGGGTCGCGTCTAAGAATTTGTTAACGCTATCTATTTTCGCTTCCACGGTGGGCCCAGCAATCTTCTTCATCATGGCTTCCATAATCGCTCTATCACCTGTTCCGGGTTGCCCCCAAAGCTCGGTAATTTTGATGATGGGCCGTCTGATAACCTCAACATTGTCCGAGTCTTCCCCTTCGTCAGTGGCATCGGCGAATGGTGTGTCTTCCGTCAGGGCGTATCCGGACGGAACGCCAGTGCGAACCACGCTCATCACTTCTTCAACCATCTTCATCAAGACTTGAGGCGTGACTGCTCGTTCTTTCTTTGTGTATTCTTCTTTCAGTATGTTTCTTAAACCAGACTTTGTGTACTCTTCTTGTAGTATATTTCTTAAATCAGACATTCAAAAACCTCAGATAATTATGTCAGCAATACCAAATTTTACTGCTTCTTCTGAAGATAAATAGACGTTCACTTTGCGTTCCAACATGTTTTTAATATCTTCTTTTGTCATTGTTGTTTCTTCCACTAATGCATCTATGTAGCTCTCCTGTAAATCTTGAAGCGCCTCCATTTCATTTACTATGTTGGGGAGAGATCCGTGGCTGCCTGCCATGGCTGCGTGAAGCATGACTCGGCAATGCTTCCCTATCTTTCTTTTTCCTTTTGTTCCTGCTGCCAATAAAAGAACGCCGGCAGACATTACCTTTCCTAGCCCAATCGTGTGAATTTCGCTGGTTTGTTGTATTTGTCGCATCACATCATAAAGGGCAAACATATCATCAGCGGCCCCCCCATAGGTCGAAAGGTAAAACTCTATCGGCTTTTTGTTCTTTGGGTTTTTTTCTTCGTTGTTTAGTTCATTTAAATATAAAAAAGCGTGGACTAATTCTGCCACTTTGTCTTCTACTACATCTGCAAAAAGACCAATCACTCTCATGTCTGGTTCGTTTTTGTGACCACCAGGATCAACCAAAATAATTTTGTTTTCTTCTTCTGGTTCTTCTTCTAAATTGGTGATAAAGGTATTTATTTTTTCTTTTATTTTATTGATCATTATCTCTCTCCCAAAATGCCAATGTCTCTGCTTTGTGTTCCATCAAATATCTCATCGCTGAAGGCCAATCGTCAAATTCAATTATGTTACGAAAGACCTTGGGGTGTTGGTTGAGAAGTTCCCGAATAGACTTTTCTTTTAATATACGTACGTCTTCCTCAAATCGATATTGAAAGGTGCTAATTTGGGTACTTCCTTTTTCTGTCTTCAACATATGTTCAAGCATTATTTCGCGAGCATAAGAAAGATGTTCGAGTGCCTTTACGAGAGTTGATAGATAAACAATCTGGGATATCTTTAAAAGGGATATACTGAGCCGGCTAACTCGTAGAAAGTAAAAAGCTCTACAGGTTACGTATCCAAATATAAAAGCTAATAGGTAAAGCCACCAATTCATATCACCTCACAAAAAAACCACCAGAGACAATGGCTCTAGTGGTTATTATAACCGATTTAAGGTTAATTGTCAAGTTAAAGTTACTTCGTTAATCTCTTAAAGATTCGTTCGGCTAGTTGTGTAGCAATGACATCGCTGCGCTTTTCATTCATCAGGCGCGCTGCTACGCGGCGTGCAACTTCGGCCACAATTTCTTCCTCTTCGGCACCCATCATCTCTTCTTCGCCACCTTCCGGTCCAAGCGCTAATTCTTCCTCGCCTGCTTCAACTTCTTCTTCACCGGTGTCCATTTCAATACTAGTAGGTTCGCCGAGGGTATCTTCTAGAGCCGTCTCTAAAGCATCCATAAAATCATCGACTGAAACCATGTCGGCGCCACCCTCGTCTTCTAGGCCCATGTCGTCTTCGCCACCCAATTCCACTTCTTCTTCGTCTTCAATGCCTAACTCTTCACCACCGCCCATATCCATTTCGACACCTTCTACGTCTTCTATTCCTTCTTCATCACGCTGACCGGGGGGATATCCCATCTCGGTGAGCCGCACCGGTGTAATTGGTGAAAGCTGAGCTAGCTTCATAAATTTACGAATTTCGCTCTCATTAAGTAATGTCTTGCGGCCCATGTAAAATTCTCCTTAGAATGGTTTTCACATATAAATAGTGGGTATTTTGACTAATCCCCTTAAAAATTATGATGTAAGCAAAGAATTCCTTTTCATTTTTTTAAGGGCTTTAGTTTCTATCTGTTTTACTCGTGCAAAAGAGATTCCCAAACGCTCGCCAATTTCTCGCAATGTCATACATCCGTTCTCTTTGATAGATATTAAGCAACAATTAAATTCAGGGGTGTAGTGGATCCAAAACCGACACTCTTCTTGATTACAAATAATGTTTTTTTGGCGACATAATCGCGAGCAGGCCAGTAATCCATCTGTCATCAGAGGTCCGGGTGCTCTTCGGCAATTAAATCGAAAAGATCTTCGATCAAATTCTGCTCCCCCAATCCGAGTTCTTGGCTTTTTTGTTTTCCTTGTTGGCGCAGTTTTTTAGACTTACCTTTCTTTTTGAGGGATTGCGTTTTTACACTATCTATAAATTCCTGAATCCTCTCATCACCGTCAATATAGCCCGTGATTAAGTGGCGAAAAAAGTCGGACTGAGTCAAGCCATCATAGCGTAATCTTACGAGCAATTTAGCATGCCTATGATCATTTTCTGTGAACACTATTCGCTTATTTAAATTTCCGTAGTCTATCTCTAAGCTCATTACCATTTCCTTCCCATAATATGGGTGTGGCTTTCCGTGAGCCCCGAGGTAGTTTGCCCAACAAACTGAGCGCGTGCATGCAATTCCGAAAGGGCCCGTGCGCCGGAATAAGAAAAGCCTGATCTAATTCCTCGCTCTAACTCTTCTAAAATATACTTAGCAGACCCGCGATAGGGTACTGTGGTGGAGACGCCTTCATGGGATGCATAGCGACCACGCCAACTAATCTGTGCTTCTTTGGAGGCCATCCCTCTATAAATCTTCCAGCGCACTCCGCCTTTGTCTTCTAATACTTTACCAGGGGTCTCGTCGGTGCCAGCTAGCAGTGAGCCGCACATTACAGCATCTGCGCCAGCAGCAAGAGCTTTCACAATGTCTCCTGAATTTCTGATACCGCCATCAGCAATTATTTTCACATCTCTGTCTGTCTTAGCACAATCTAAAATTGTTTGTAGTCCTGGCACTCCATGGCCAGTCTGAATGCGAGTAGAACAAATGGAGCCTCCTCCAATGTTACAGCGTATTGAATCCGCACCCCAATCGGCCAGATCATTAACGGCGCTTACGGTTGCCACGTTGCCTGCCATAATATGGATATCGGGCCCAAGGGTTGTTCTTAATTCATGAAGTGCTTCTTTCATTAAGATATGGTGGCCATGGGCCACATCCACACATAGAAAGGCGGCGCCGGCATCGTGGAGGGCCGCTGCACGCTTCACATAGTCGTCAGTCACTCCAATCGCCGCTCCTACAATTAAATCTGTCTTAGCTAAATCATGTGCCATTCTAATCATGCGGGCCTGTTTTTCAATGCCAACGTAACGATGAATAATGGCCGCCCCTCCGTGCTTGGACATTTCTAGGGCCATGGGTGCCTCCGAAATTGTATCCATGGGAGAGGAGAAAATGGGCAATTCTAATTTTAAATTATTACCTAGATCTGTGGAGATATCGATCCCCGAACGAGATCGAATATCGGAATACTGAGGAACTAATAAAACGTCATCGTATGATAAGTTATTCTTCTTACTTAACATTCTTTTTCTCTGTGTTTTTGTTCATTTTTGTTCCTCTATAAACTTTTTAATATCTTTGCTGTAGTACCATGTTTTCTTGTTCGGGTTTGCCGGTTCTGCCATGGTCCTGATTTTTGGCTTTCGGATTCCTATTTTCGCTTTAATCACCGAAATCGTAGGCACTCCATCGAAATTTAACAATTTTTCTATTTTGGGGTAGTCATCTACGTTAAAGGCAAAAAAGTGTAGGGCGGAAAACTCTTCAGCGCGTGCAATGTCTTCGTAGTAGCCACTTAAAGCTTTGCAATAAGCACACCCATTTGAATAAAATTTAACCACACATGTAACGTCTTCGCGCACTTGGCCTCTAAGAATTTTCTTTAAGGCTTTTTCGGTCAGTCTTTGGACGCTCATTTAATACCTCCTGTGTTTTATGTATACAGTCCGGACAAAATAACCTCACCATTTTCTGTCGCACGACGACTTTCCATGATTCTATCATTTGCGGGTTTTTTTTGTTAAACTCTTTTTGACATGCAGCACACTGATCAGGGAGTTTATTAAACTGAAATATTTTTTCAAGAAGGTTGTCAGTTGCTTCCTTCCCCATTATCTGTTCTGTATCGCGGCGCGCCTTACGATTCATCGATTTATCGCCCCAAATATTTGCTGTCTATTCTCCCCGTAAAATACAACTACAGCCGAAGGGAAAGGAGCGCTATTGTCGCTATCCCCAAACTTAAGCCTGCCTTTAACAAAGTATACTTCATCGGCTTTCATCACATATTGATGCCAATATTTGGTGTCTGGGCGTGCTGGTAGCAGCATTACTACCTTTGTATTTTCTTTACGTGACTCATCGTATCCCTTTTTGATCCACTTCTCGATGCCGCGGCCATAGGGAGGATTCACAAATATCGTATGACCACTCCAATCTTGGACAAGGCCGTCATCCTCTTCGGTAAAAAACTTACCACACTTGGCGCTCTGAGCGCAGGCGCATGGATCTAAATCAAATGGCCCAAATCTCCAATTTAGTTTGTCGAAAAATTCTTGAGGTGTTTCCCAATCTCCTGTTTTAGATGAAAACATTACAAGTTTAGTGTTAGTGTCCATCAGTACTCCCCAAAGCGCCTTCGCCTCTATTGCTAATGGTCATGGGATAGTTGTATAAGGCAGCTTCCGCGGTTTCAACCGGCCTAAAATGAATAACGGGGGTCATGACAAGCTGGGCAATCTTATCGCCCGGATGAAGGGTTTGACTTTCGCTCCCCACGTTATGAAGATTAACAAATACCTCTCCTTCGTAACCAGAATCAATCACGCATGCGCCCACGAGTAGCTGTTGCTTAGCCGCCACGCTGGACCGATTCTTTACTTCCAGCATGTAACCATGGGGAATAGCAAACTTCAATCCAGTCGGAATAACCCGGCTGCTCTTGGTGGCAATGTACATCTTATTGTGTGGATTGGTCGGCGAATAAAATACATCTAGTCCTGCGTCAGAGGGGTTGGCCCGGTGCGGCTCGAAAGCCGCATCGTGCGTTTTAGCATATTCAAGAATCATCAGAGTTGCCGCCAGTGATTATAATGAAGTTCTCGACAACCTCGTCAATATTGTACTTTTGCTTGTAAAGCCGATATGCCTTTACTGCTGCGCGAATCTCGTCTGTGTTGAGCCAGCCATTCTCACGAAACTCTGAGCGTAGGTCACGCTTTTGTTCCTGATAAGGCTCAATGCATTCTTCAATTGCTGACAGGGAGCGGATATACTCCTTAACATATTGTTTCTTTTCTTGGTTTGTGGTTGCCATTTTCCCTCCTATGGTTTTTTGGCTGTTGTTCTACTATTATAACACCGCAGATAAGGGGTGTCAAGGGTTAGTATGAAAAATTTGTGGGCTATCTAAATTTAAAGTTGACATCGACATCTATCTTTAAAGTTGGGACGCGCAAATGATTGGCTAGGTTATGCTTTTTGGCTTCTTGCGCGTCTAGAAACCAATCAGCGTGTCCCTTTGTGTGAATAATATCCAAAAAATAATTTTTGGGGTGTCCACAATTTTTAGACATCATTTGATAAACTTTTTTATTAAGTCTTTCAGTTTCCTCAGCACCCGCCTTTATTTCCTCCACTTTTCCCCATTTCATAGAACTTACATCATGAATCATTAAAGTGGCATCGGGGTCCATGTAGCGGTATCCTTCGGTTCCAAAACTAAATAGAAGAGCACCACAGGACATGGCTTTTCCTTGTGCAATTGTAACAACTGGAAGTGGGGAATGTTTAATATCGGAGATCATAGACATTAAACTATACACTTGACCCCCATAACTATCTACTATCACCGGAATGACAGGTTGCCCTGTATTCTGCGCTTTCCTCATTAAACCTGTAAACTCTTTGGCCGCCGTTTCATCAAACTTCCTCACTCGAATCACCACAGGCAAATCGTCTATCAGTTTGGGTTCTTTTAGGAGCGGGCTAAAGTGTCTTATGACGTTCACAGGTTGTCCTCTGGAAAATTTAAGAGGGCGAATTCGCCGTGGAGTTCTGCTGCTTTTTTATCATATGCCATGGCGCCCTCTTCGGGGGTGGAAAAATATCCAATAAATATGTGAGTATTTTTTTTATCAACACTCCCAATGTACGCTCGCCATGGCTTTTTAAATGGTTCAGGTTGAGCCTTGCGAGGCAAACCATCTTTATTTAATGCCGGACCGTGTTTCAAATATCTTTCGTATGCAGGGTTTTTCACATATTCGACGCCTTTGTATCCTGATTTACTATCAGCTCTTACATTTTTGTTTCTACAGTTTTCACTTCTTGTGCAGATTCTCAAATTTTCTTTTCTGTTGTCGAGCGGATCTCCACTTATGTGATCAACATCCATACCCTCCGGAGCATTCATCACTACGCGATGCATTAAAATATCTCTGGGCCCACTCACAACATAAAACTTTTTTGAAGGAGGGGCTTTGTGAGCATACCACTTGGCGCGCTTGCTAATGGCGCCTATAACCTTATCATAATCCTCATCATCTACGATAGCCACCTTATCCGACACCTCGGTTCGATTTTTCCACAATTTAATTTCTTTCATGATTACCCCAATTGTCTAAATGTTCTTCCAATCGCATAAGTGCTGAATCCCCAATTCGGGTCATACTTTAATGATGCCATGTAAGGACGATTCAATTGAATGCGATCCTTTTCTGGTTTCACACCCCAACATCTGATTCTGGTGAGTTCGTTGTTAGAATCAATCACTTCAACAATCCAGTAAAGCTTTCCGTTCTTTGTTTTCTTCGGCACAATCTTGCGTGGAATGAACCAACAAATTTGTAGCGCCGGATCGAATTCAGAGATAGGGGGAATATATTTGTCTTGCAGTTGTTGAATCATTGCAGCGTCCACTACCAAGTTGAGAGGGAAAACTCCTGTAAGATCGGTCTTAAACTGAATGATCTCTTCTTCTGTAAAATCTCCTTCATCCTTATAAAGCTCTAGATTTTCTGCAAACTTCTTAAGATTCTTTGGGCGATCTACGATACAGGTCGACCAGAAGTGTTTCCTTCCGGTGAATCTATCATCTACAATATTATCCAGAGCACCGCCGCGGCAAAGTGCGTCGAGTGCTTTCTTGTTGAGCTTGCTATAAGATACCCCTTCCCGGAATAGTAGATCTTCTGCGTTTATAAAGGGCCGGTTCTCCAATATCTGTTCAATTGCCGCCATACCCAACCCCTTGATTGATGCAAGTGGCTGGATGAGAGTCTTCCCGTCTTCGGATATCTCCCACACGGTGCCTGACTTGTTCACATCGAGTGGGGCAATCTTAAAACCAAACTTCTTTGCGATGTTGATTGCCTTTTCTTTTCGAGTCTCGGGCTCTTTGTCAAGAAAGGCGGCCATCCATTCTGAAGGGTAGTAGTTCCATAACCATGCGCATTGGAAGGAAATGATGCTATAGGAAACAGCATGGGACTTGTTAAACCCATAACCAGAAAAGTATTCAAATTTGTCCCAGAGAGCCTGGGCTTCTTCTCTACTAATGCTATTCTCTAAACATCCAGCGATAAACTTATCATGCAGGCGTACTTTAACGCTTCCCTTCCCGGTTCCCTTCTTGGTTAATACTTTGCGTAATATATTTCCTTCGTCTAATGTCAGTCCACCTAGTTTGTGAGCCAACAATGCAATCTGCTCTTGGAAAATAAGAAATCCAAATGTCTCTTCTGTAATCGCGCGAGACTCATCGGTTAAGTATTTGATATAATGGGGACTTTCCTTGGCCTCCAGATACTCATCGTGAACGTTCGCCGCCAGCGGGCCCGGCCGATAGATGGCCGTGATCGCCGATACATCAATAATATTGCGTGGCTTTACCCGGGTGCAGAATTTTTGTGCTCCTTGTTCGGTGAACTGAAAGACGCCAGCCCACTTTCCTTTGTGAAAAATGTTCTCATAAACCTCTTGGTTGTCCATATCCAGCACGTCAGGGTGCAAATGTGTGTTATAGTATTCTCGCACCTGTGGGAATGTCGGGTCATCGATCCCGTGGTGGCGCCGAAGAATGTGTTCGATACATCCTTCCATCATCTTAAGAGTGGAGAGCCCAAGAAGATCAAACTTAATGAACCCCATTGGCTCAAGGTGGCGCACATTCTGTCCCTCTGCCCATGGGGCTTGTCGGATGCCACCTGAATTAATCAAAGGCATGTTGGAATCGAGGCCCTCGGCAATGACAACACCACCAGCATGACGTGAGCAAGAGCGCACTTGTCCTACAAGCCCCTCAACGTGTGTCTTGACTGCTGGGTGCTGTGCCAAATACCTTTGTAAAGTCGGAGAGAATTCAATTACTTCCTCCCACGTGGGATTGTATACACCAGCACGGATGCCGTGCTTCTTTTTTGCCTCGGGAGTAGCCTCGCGCATCATGATAGAAGTTACTGTGTTAACCTCGGTGAAGGGAATGTTATATAGTTTTGAAATGTCCTTGATAAGCGACTTAAGCTGGAGCGTGTTCCAATTAGAGATTGGAGCCACACAATCTTCTCCCCACATCTCTACTAACTTTTCTTTAAGAGCCATGCTGTCCGATACATCATAATCAATATCTGGATAGTCTGTGGCATCAGAACGTAGGAACCTGCTAAAGAGTAGTCCGTGCTTGATGGGATCTACTTGTGTAATACTAAGCGCGTATGCTACGAGGGAACCTGCTGCAGATCCACGCCCTGGTCCTGGCAACATCATGTCAGTGGCGATATCAACAATAGACTTCATTGTTAGGAAGTATTTAGAGAATCCTCGGTCATCGATAACCTCTAGCTCCTTACGTAAGCGGTCGGTATAGTCGGAGTTGGTGTGAAGATTTCGTTCCTTAAGGCCTTCAAGGGCAAACTGAACGAGTGCCTGTGTGGCTGTGTATCCTGCGGGTACCACAAATTCAGGGAGACGTACGGTATTATCCGGCAAGAATGATTCGATGCGTTCAAAGGCGATTCGATAAGTTTCTTCGATGCTCTTCAAAATCAATTCATCATCATATTCAACACCTGAGTCTCGGGAATACTCTTTATAGCTTTGCCACATCTGATCGCCATTCTTTGGATACAGTTCATACCCAATTTCTTCTACTCCGGCTGGCAATTGAGACTCTTCGTCGGCCCAGGAGGGGCGTCCCTTCCCTAACCATCCTAAGCGCTTATAAAGCTCTCTATCTTTCCAGGCATCTGGATTGGGATAATGGCTGTCGGCAGTTGTAATGAGAGGTACGCCAAACTCTTGTGCGACTTGAATAATGTATTGATTCAACTCGTGCTGTTCTTCGATGTTGTTCCATTGAATTTCCCCGTACCAGCGATCACCAAAAATCTCTTGCATGTTCATGGTAGTCTCTCTCATTGCCTCTAGAATCGCGTCTGGTCCCTCGTCCCGGTTCTCCCAGTAGTTGCCGGCATAAACGCCCCCTAGGCATGCTGACGCGGCGATAATGCCCTTATTATACTTCTTTAGGAGTGCGTAATCAATGCGGGGATAGCGATAAAAGTTCTCAGCCTTATAGCTCTCCGACACAAGCTTAAAGAGGTTGTTTAGTCCCGTCTGATTCTGTACCAGAAGAATTAAGTGGCGTCGGCGCTTTAGAATTGATTGTGTCTTTTTGCTGTCGCCTTCATCTTCGACCGTGGCTCCCGATTGTTCATCTTTCTTGATGCTTCTGGCGCGCTTCTTATCTTCCATGGCTTGTTCATAAGCTTTTCTCCATTCGGAAATAGATGTGGTAAAATAAGCTTCACAACCAAAGATTGGTTTAAACTCTCTGCCTTCAGCATGCATTTTCTTTGCGTGCAAGACCTGATATGCTAATCCATTCATGTTTCCATGATCGGTGAGTGCTAGTGCATCGGATCCATTTTCATATGCAAAATCCATATGTTCCTGGGGGTAACCGATAGCGTCGAAAATCGAACCTGCCACGCTGTGTGCGTGGAGTCCGACAAATTTAATCTTGGATTGAGTTCTGCTCATTATTTCTCCTTGAAAATTTAATCCAAATTCCCCATAGAACGGGGACCATTATAGGGTGAAGGCACAACAGCCAGCCGACGGGCACTCCCCCCAAGAACCAGGGACTTACATAAGTACCTAGCCACCAAAATAAAAGAGGGAACAAGACATCTTCTATAATTTCCCAAATTATAAATATAACGACGAATGCAACACCATGCTCCATTAGCGTATCCATCAATCGCGATAGGCGAAAGTGTGATATCTTGTGCTTAAGGCGATCACGTATCCAACGCAATAATCTCATTCTTTTTCGCCCTCAGTATATCCTAATTTACCATGAATATGAGGCTTTGTCAAGCCTTCTTCGGGTTTTATTATAAGATTGTTAGAAGCAAGATAATTGCGATATCCATCCCAACTAGAAATGTCATAGTACCAATCAAGATCGATCTTGGTCGCATTCTGTTCGCTTACCTTCTCGAATATTATTTGGAAATTGAAGTGGCGTGCGCTCCATCTCTCGCTCAAAGGTATTTTCTGGGTAGGGTATTGTTGGTCGCCTGAAGGGGGTAAATACTCCCTTGTTGTTTGTTTGTTTACCGAACGTCTGCATTGTTTAAAATCTTCTCCTGTAAATGTGAATGCTAGTGGCTTGTTGTCTTTAACTGTCTGACCGTCATAGCTTAAAAAAAAGTTATTAGTCTTGTGGTTAATTAATTGCCTGTGTTGCCGTATGTTGTACACATCATACGCTGACATGGGGAAAGAAACATAATATTTATCAGGAGTTATCCATTTAGATATTTTAAAAGCCACCTTCCATGCGGAGTATGCCCCATATAATACGGACCACCCATAAGAATCGCGACGGTCGCGGTCTTTAGGGTGGATGGGAATGTAATAAATAGGGACTTCTTTTCTTTGTTCGGAACTAAATTTCGCTACCTGTCGAAAATATACCGGATCATAAACCCATTCGCCCACCACCTTGCGGATAAGAGGTGCCATATCATCATTGGCTACAATCCATATGGTATTGCAACCAGCCATGGCACATTCAAATACAGACTTTTGGATCGCTGTAAAGCCTGCATTAACTGGAGTTAATACATCTGGTGTTCTAAGATCAAAATCTGTTTGGAGGTTTGCAACTGGAATTATACCCGCTAAGTGTATCCGGCTCACCAATACCTCAAAAGTCTATCGTAGGCCACACAAGCCGGTTTGAGATCTTTGAGTAAATCTTGTTCATTAATTTGTGGAATCGTAATATTAGGGGCTTCCGGTTCGTATTCATGTTTTGGCTTACTTTTTTCGCGGTAAAGGCTAGTTGTTCTAAATTTGTAGTGTTTGGGGTTTCCGGCGGTCGTGTAGTCATGGGCAAATCGTCCTTTCATTCCTCTGTGTTCCATTTCGTAGATGGTTTTAAATCTCGCCATGGTTTGAGAATAATCAAAATCAGATAGTTGGTTCTCGCTTAGGATTGAGACAGCACAAGCATCTTTAACAGGAGTATTTCCATCAATACGGTCGGAAGAATAAAACCATATCTCCCTAACAAAATTATCCTCTGTTTTAATATAGTCAATTTCGTGCTTGCCGCCTCTATTAAATGCAATATAATCATAACATATATATCTATCGTCGTCAAGTCTCTTTTGCCCTACAAATCCTGTACTATTATCGTCGCCAAAATAAAAACACTCGTCAAAGGTAAACTCCATTATTTTCGAATATTCATTGGAACACACTACCGTGTTTCCATCATAGCGTATGGTGCCGCATAAATTAGAGAGGGGTGACCGTCCTTCTACGGCTAACAAAAACAGCAACCTCTCCCACAGGAACTCCTTAGAATATCCTACCACTTTTGCTTCCTGAAAAGTCGTTAAACTTTTGGCTTCAGGATCAATTTTAAGGCATGACAAATCGACATCAGGTTCCAAGTAATCGAACCTGAAGGGGCGCCGTTCTTCAGCAAAAAAAAGCGGGTAATTGTTAGTGAAAGCATATAAAACAGCCCTTAATGAACTACCAATTACTACCTTATCATATCGGGACAATCTCTACCTCCGCAGACCCGTATTGTTATATCCTCCCAAATACCAATTGGGGTGCATAATATGAAACTTTTGTTTGTGATGTTGCCACCCTAATGCGTGGCCTAGCTCATGTTCTATGACTCGGTCTTTCCGGGCGTATTTGGGATATATAAATATTTTTGCCTTGGCAATGTTGCCGGTTATTTTTTCAGTATAAATTCTAGTTGCGGCCATATGTTTATTATCTAGGTTGCCTTCAGGCAATGTTATAATAATTTCGCCATACCGAGGGTGCATACACCCGATATCCTCATCAATCCCTGCGAAACCAAATTCATATCCTAACATTTCCCAATACTTAATGGCTTTCTGTGTTCTAAACATTTCGACTTCGGTGGCGGCACAGATCCTTATGTTGGGTTTATCTTTCCATGTGGCTTTTTGAATAGGGGGCCCCAGAGCAAAAGCATCTATAACCGCGATATCATTAACTTTTAATATTAAAGGTTGATCATCAGAAAAGCAACTCAAAAATAAGGCGAGAAGAAAGCCCATATAATAAATAGGGATTATTCATTTTTAGTCCTGTTTGAGTGTGTCTAAAATCTCGATGTCGTGTTCCGTTTCGTCTAAGAGAGTTTTAATGTCAAGGCCTGCACAATCAATCTTGCTTTTGCTAATGTGGTAGTGACTCACAAAGCCCGAAAACTTTCCATATGCTACATCTTGTACATACTGGGTAGATGTTTTCCCAAATTGACTAACAGGGGTTTCATAGGGAATCCCGGTAGCCCCGTGGATGGCCTTCCACAACGCTTTCGCCGCCTTTATCTGTTCGGGATAGAAACCCAAGAACGGGTCAAGGTGACTACGATGCACCCAGGCATCCTCGATGACGGGGCGTTCTCCAAACCCATGCTTTACATACCATTCTTGGTATTTGGGATAATATGCGTTAGTAATCTCGACTCCCACCGAGGGACGATTGGTGCGCGAAGAACCCGCATGCCATGCTGCGTGTTGCATGTCGAGTGTCTGATATATGGTACCGTCATTGTCGATCAAAAAGTGAACGGATATTCCGCGTTTATTAAGCACGCTCTGGCAGGATTTTGATGAGAGGCACACATCCCAATGATTCACAAAATAGCGAATCTTGCGCTTAGGGCGCCCGGAATAATCATAAAAATGTCCAGGCTTGGCTTGCATGCCGCCTTTTTCAGACCACAGCACACACTTGTCCCACTCAATCGGAAAAAATTCACCGTTGTAGACGATGTAATTTGAATAATAACAGTCGCTAGGCTTATAATCGCCTATCTCTGCCTGCCGTTCGGTCCAAAGGCGACGAAAGGTCATAGGCCCGCATAAACCATCTGCATTAAGGCTCCGTACACGCTGCCATTTCTTAATGGCCCTTACAAGCTTGTCGTCAAAATATTTTTCACCAAACCAGTTAGGCTCCCATCCTAATTTCTTGGCGGAGGCCTCGTTGTAAAAATGTTTGTCCATACATGGGGCACCTCTTCTTAGCTAATCATTCCAACAACATAATTGTCTAGAATGATGTTATAAATAGTTCTGCCGATACTTATTTCCTCAATCATGGACGCATCTACTACGAGCTTTGTGTCCGGTTTTATATCAAAACGAACGTCTGGTGCACTCGCAATGGCGGCTACTTCGATGTATCTTTCCTCCGCAGCCTTATAATCATCTGGAAGGACGATCAACGATTCTGTCGTATCCGTTTCAATTTTTGTGGGATTAATTAAAATATAGCGATTTAGGGGCTTAAACACTTTCAATCTCCCTTAATATTATCTTTTCTTGAATTTTATATTGTTTTTCTGACAAAAATATATCCTCACGTTTGTCACAATATTTACAATACATAGTAATGCAGACATGTTTGCCTGTGGTCGCGCGAATAGGGTTCATTGGGCGCCAGTAACACTCCTTGTGGTATTTTTTAGCACATCTTCGCAAAAGAGTGCGCTTTTCCATTAAATGATTAAAGTTCATTCTCACTCCTAAATTATACATGTATCATTGGTACAGAATTTGGTGCCTGTTCCCTCTTCGACGTCTTCAAATCGTTGGACGGGGGTGATAACAGCACTCATCTCTTCATAAACTTCTTTGGTTATGGGTTCATAGGGGGCTTGCTTATAACCAGTCTTTTCATATTTCAAAAAGGAAACGGCTTTTAACCGTGTCTCGTATAATTCAAGAGCACTTTTAATCTCTGACGCTTCCTGTGGTTTAAAAGTGATTGTAACAGACACGGAGTTATCCGCCCAATAATATTGATATTGGGCTGCAATTTCAAGTTGCTCCCACATCCCTGTGTCTCGTTTTCCCTTGGTGAAATACGGCTCATGTACAGGAAACTCGACAACAGCAGTGTTGGGAGAATATTCGTCATCTTCAATAGAGTATCCTGCTTCTGACAATTTGTCAAGTAATTTAGAGCTTTTTGAAAATCTAATTCTGCGAATGTAATATTCGTTTTCTGGGAAATGTATTCCGGGGGTCGAGCCATTTAGCAACGAGACTGTTCCCGAGGGCTTGATCGACGTCATGCGAATGGACTTTGGAATACATAACCAGTTAGAATATTCTTCGTCTAATTGTTTTACATAATCATACGCATTATCACACATTTCATATACTTGGCGGCGGCCGAACTTATTAAATGCCTGTATAACTCCAGATTGGGAGAGCCCAATGCGCCTATTCTTGAGCATCTTGGCATTAGTCTCGGGCCAATGAGTATTAGACAGAGTAATGGTTTTCCCATAAAGATAAGCAATCTTTAAAGTGCGCAGATAATCCTCTAGATCATCGTGCTTTGCTGGGTATGTTTCCACCAAACAACATAGTTCTGCATCTTCTAGTTGTTGTTCCACGCAGGGGTTAAACCCCGCCACGTTCATATCATCGTATCGTTCCCCGTCCTTAAATCTGCCACGCGTACGAGCGTTGTTTAACCATATATAGCCGGGCTCGCCATTCTTTTGTGACTGTTTAGCATGCCAAGTATAATCCATCCCCACCACTGCGTTAAAAGAATTATTTGATCCCCACCTGTGGTGATAAAGCTTCTCTTGATCATTTTTCATTTCGAGATAGCGCGTATCATCGTACTTGCCCATGGCCAGAGCCGCCGAACGGCGTACGTTTCCAGCTACGACGCAGCGGCCAATTAAGTTTTCGGTGTCCACAATATCTACAGAGCTAATCGGCTCTCCGACCTTTGTGGAATAAAGGTCTTTAAGATTGTGATGTAGCTCCTTAAGGGGTTCTGCACCGCTCGACGTCCCTCCAAAACCTTTGATAATCGCGCCCTTTTCACGAATTGCGGAATAGTCAAACTTAGGTACCTTTCCACCAAAGAAAAACCCATCTAGAAGGGTGTGAACGGAGTCCACCCACCCTTCGCGTGAGTCGTCAATTACGAGAGTATCGTTTGTATAGGAGGGCTCTTGAATAATGACCGCGTTTGCGCCTTCCGTGTCAAATCCTACTCCCACCCCCACCATCAAGGCGTCCATCATCCATGCGAAAAGGTAACCTCCTTTGGTCGCTAAATCGCGTGTGGAGCGGAAGGCACAATTAAATAAGCCCGCAGCGGTGCGTTCTTCTACGAACTTAGTACCCATCATCCATAGGCCGCGGCCAGGAGGTGTCCACTTTAAATTAAACAATCGATCATATGCTTCCTTAGCGGTCTTCTGGGCTTTTCCGTCGTTCCATTCCAACCCTAATTGGAATACATGTTGCTTCTGCATGTTAAACATGCCTTCAACTACTCGCCGACACGTCTGCCACCATTCTTCGGTACCTGTCGCATCCGGTTCAAATTCATTAAGCCGCCGCGAATAGGTACGTTTAAATGTCACGTAACCAATGGGGCCCCAAGGCACCTCGGCCGTTTTATATGGTTCAATAAATGTATCTGATAATCTAAATCTACGTATGTTTTGAATTGTTCTCATTCTGTTTCATTTCCTTTTTCTAAATTTTTCATACTTGTTCTGTAATAAGTCTTTCTGCATGGAGGCACTTAGCGCAACAGGGTTGAGCGGGATGGCTCCATTTGAGGGAGTGATCGAAGGCATAATTTTAATCTTAGCACTTGAAGGGTCCATGAATATATTATAGATGATGCCGTCAGGACCATTTCTATTTTTGGCGATGAAAATTTTCCCCTTGTTGTTTTGTTTATCTTCAACTGTTCGAGAAACGGAGAAAATAAAATCAGCTACAAAACATTTGTTAAATGCTTCAGAGATTTGTTCCATTGTAATGACTTCGGCATTTAAACCCGAGCGATTTGTTTGAGAGGCGGTCCAAACAGGACACTTGAACTCTGTTGAGATGCCACGAAGTTCTTCATAAATACTTTCCAACTCGATTCTTTTCTCTTTTCTCGCGACTACGGGCCTTAAAAGATCGGCATAATCGACAATGAGCATTCCTGGTTTAATTCCGCGCTTCAATAATCTTGTTAGATGAGATTTAATAGTATTAGTCGTCGCACTTTTGGTGGGATATTCTTTAATAATAAGTTTCCCTTTAAGATCCTTGATCTCCTGATATATTTCTTCTTTAAAATTAATAATATCAGAAAGTGGGTAACCTGTTAAGCAACTATCGTATCTATTCGCAATAGTTGTGTCTTGAAGCTCCAGAGTATAATGAATAACCGCCTTTCCTTCTTTGAGGGCCTGTGTACCTAGATGCACCAAACAAAATGATTTGCCGGCGCCTGTAGGCGCTATCACCACTCCCAATTCGCTCTTTCCCAAACCACCGCCAAGAATATCATCGATCTCTTTCCACCCGGTGGTGACGGGCAATCGATGCTTGGGGACAAATCGTTGCTCAAAATCGGCTATGTAGTCGTAACCAAAGTTACTATCAGAACCTAATTTGAGGGACTCATTAATAACATTAGAGATTTCATCAAAGGAACATGTTTGCAAAAGACCAACTGACTTAAGCATTGCTTCTTTAAGATTTTGCTTGCGACAAAAATCAATCGACTGTTCTTTGATAAACGCTATATCGGTGCATTCTCTAGCTGTGATTTTAGCAAAGTACTCTCGGACCTGTTTCTGGATGATCTTGTCTTCATTCTCCAGATCAGTGCGTATTATTGTTAGCGCCGCTTCCGCCGACGGATGCGTACCGTACCTATCGCGATAGTTAATAATTTTATCAGCAAAAACGCGAAGATACTCCAATTCTAAAAAGCTTATATTGAATACTTCGGTAATCTGATCCGCAAACGGACGATCCTCGTAAATAAGTTGAACAAGGCCTTCTTGAAAAGCCTTCCCATAACGACTAAAAGTTACTTTTTCGTTCAAACCACACCCCGGGCGCGCATACTAAATATACCCCAATATGTTGTAAAGTCAAGCAAATTAACACTCAGAATTAATTTTATTTAGGTGCAGTTCAAGGTCCTTCCAGTTCAATTCTCCGAACCCATCATCGCGCATTTTCTTCAAGATTTCTATCTTATTGAAATTACACTTGAAGTTCTCCACAGCATTGCGAACAAAGTCCTTAGACTGCACCGAAAGCATGGGAGAATATAGTTGCATCATCTTATAATTATGCTCAATTATTTTTTGTCCTTCAAGGATATTGATGTGAAACTTGAGTTTTTTATCAGCTTTTTCACAGTACCCGATAATATCATCGATGGTATAATCTTTCTCTGCGCCAAGAAATCCCAAACGTCGTTGAATACTTTTAAACCCAACTGATTTGATACCCGGTAAATTATCGGATACGTCTCCTACTAACGCACGGGCGAGCGCCATATTGCGGGGATGAACCCCCAATTCTTCAACAATGCGCTTTTTATTATAAACTATATCGCTTGTGGGGCGGTATACAACGGTTTCCTTGTCGCATAACTGATAGAAGTCTTTGTCATTAGATACAATTATCTTCTGCCAGCCTTCGTAGTGGTTCATTTGTGTTAAATATGAAATCACATCGTCAGCTTCAACTTCAGCGATCATCACCTGAATGATGGGCATTTCGTTAAAATACTCAATAGATCGCGTTTGCTGCCATACGCGGTTTTGGAATTCTTCGTTTTCGGTCAGCGCTTTTACGTTGCGATTGAGACGAATGGGCTTGCGTCCTGCTTTATAATTTTTATCCATCGACCGTCGTTTGCGAGACCCGTTGGGGCCGTCCCATACAATCACAATTTCATTCGGCTTGGTCATACGCACAAGCTTCTGAACGATCTTAAGAGACCCCTTGAAGCCTCCAATGGGCTCTCCATTTGTTGACAGACTTGGATCGACGATATATGCTCTCAAAAACATATTGAGTGCATCAATAATCAATACTCTTTTCATAGTTTATAACTTCCTGCTATTTTAGCGTTAATGGTATAAATGACACGCTTTACCCCCACATATTTAAGGGCTTCATGACACATAGAACAAGGCTTAGAAAGCTTATAATCGCCTTCCCGCCCTACTCTTGCTACGTATATGGTTGACCCCTCTGTTATGCCTCTATCCATCCCCAGGATGGCTCCAAGCTCTGCGTGAAGGGTGGTCGTACCTTTGTGATCCTTTTGAAACCGAGTCCCAAAAGCACAGTAATTGTTTTTGTTAAAAGATACGTTTCGAACGGATCCTTTGACGAGCACTGCACCATGACGATAATCAGGATAGGTCGACTGCTGCGCCATGCGCTTAGCTAGCTCCATATATCGTGCTATCTTGCCCGAATAGTTATGGAATCTCTCGGCTCCATAGTCCGACTCATATTCCTTTGCGTGCGTTGTGATAAAGCCCTCCTACAAGCTTATACCTCAGTATACCGCATTATAGAAGGGCTGTCAAGTGATATTTGTTATCTCTCTGCTTTTGGGTCGATAAGCACAACGGGCTCTTTCATACTCCATGTCTCGCCGACCTCAAATCCAGCATCCTCAAACATCGAAGCGATCTCGTGCCCCATTCGTAGCCCAGCGAGAGAAGCCAATTTCTCCATCGCATACCCAGAATGAAATACTATATATTCTCCGCCATCGTATTCTGGATCGTGCTCTATGTGAAGTTCAAAATTATCTCTAGAGACGTTTGGAAGACTATATATAATGTTTTCAATTTTTTGAATATTGGGATCTTGATGACTCATCACACTCTCTATTTCTTCTCTGATTAATTGCTTCAATTGTCTCTTTGTGACCTTCATTTTAATAACTCCAGCAAAAAATGATTTTTCACATATAAATAGTCATGTTATTCAGGATCTGCGTAAAAATCTTCAGCTTTTCCCTCTCTCTTGTCAAACTTTTGAACCACCTCTTTATCCATAAGTTGGATCACGTGGGCTCTAAACTCTTCATCAGATTGAACCAACTCAGTCCACTTAGAAGGCTGAAACTTCTTCTCGTACCCATCGGGCATCGAGAGGGTATACCATGCGCCGGCGCTCTTCATATGTTCGGAACCTTTAATGGCATCAAACCACGACTCCTCGTCGCGAATACCGATATCCTCTGTCCCCCACAAGATGCGGAAGGCACAGGTTCTACCCTGAGTTCCAAAGCGAGACTTCTCCAGCTTTACCTTAACCTCTGAACCAATGCGAAAGCCCTTATCGTCTTCGATGAAGGAAGCTTTGGCTTTGCGACCAGTGAGCCAGATTCGCAGGGAATAAGAATAATGCATCGCCTTTCCTCCCGGCGTCATATATGGTGTCGTCATTGCAATAATACGAGCGTTGGGGCCGCTGGGGATATTTGTCTTAAGCTGATTGAGGACAATGAAAGTGGCCTGCTTATCGGCAATCGGAATAATTAACTTCGACATTCCCTTTGCAAGAATACGAGCCTTTACCGCCATCGAAGATTGCGGATTAAAGTCTCCCTCTACATCAGACACCGAAGGCGTCAATGCCAGAGAGTCCCAGATAAACAATAGCTGCTCGTCTGTTGCTCCCAGCAGTTCTTCCACGGTTTCTAACACAA